TTTTTTCTCTTCCTCTGCGGGTTCTTCTTCTTCCTCTTCTTCTTCATCATCGTCACCTTCTTCTTTTTTCACAGAAGCTTTTGCGGTTTTACCCTCTTCTACTTCTGTTAAATCATCTGAAGAATCTTGTTCCGAGGATTCAACAACTTCTTCCTCTACGGTTTCTTCAGACTCTTGAGCCAAAATTTCTTCAGACATTTAAATCTCCTATTTCTTTAATTTAAATTAGTGTTACTATTGTTATTATTTAGTAAATTTATAAACTTGACATAAACTTATCAAACAATTTGACTTGAATTTCATCCAATTGCTTTTGATTAGTTATTTTTATTTGTTTTTCGATTCGAGCTACATGGCGTTCATCGAGAATACCATTGTCCCATATCCATTCTTTTCCTTCCATAATACCATTGACAAATGCCGCAGGTGCAGAAGGATCAGCAACAATATCAGCAGCGGTTGCAAGATAAAAATCATCTTGAACTTGTTGAACATTACGTCCCATAGGTTTTAATGAACCCATTCCTCTTGATGAAACGCCCAAACGAGCACCCTCATCTATTAAATTCTTTACAATTTTTCCATAAGGTGTATCCATAATCTTGGCTCGACCTACGAAATTGTTTCCATCCTCTTTAAGTTCTTGTATCATGTGGGAAACTCTTTCAAGATTGACCGTTGGTCCGTCAGGATGACCAAGTTCACCAAAAGCTCTGTTTTGCTTGATATAATTTTGCTCATAGCGTTTCGTTTCTTTTTGCAAAATCTCCTTTGGATAAACTCGGCCATTTCTATTCTTTACATTGGCTTGCATGAATACGCCTTCAATGTAATAATTCTTTCCTGTCTTGGAATCTTCACATATAAATTCTACATCTTCTAATTGTTCGCATATAAGTTTCATATCTCTCCTGTTATGTGAAATTTCCTAGTAAGTAATCAACTGGATAACCAAGTACAACATTTTGTTCGTAAGCTGGAATATCATATCCCGGCCCTTGTTTCTTCAATTCCATTATAATCGTATATGAATCGCCTGAAGCGTGTCCGGTTGTAGAGAATTGTATATCTCCCAAAACTTCTGAAGCATCACCCGCTGCGTTTATTCCAATTCCTGGCAATTCATTTCCAGGCATAGACCATGTTCCATTACCACTTAATTCTGCAATATATGCTTCGTTGTCTGATCCATCCCATTCAATTGCAACTTGTAGACCATTTGTAATCCACATTATTTTAGTAACTAACACATTCCATACTAGGCCTGTCAAGTTACCACTATTTGCAAGTGTTCTTGTATTAGCTCCTGATACTGCACCCGAAATTGCATCTCCATTGGAACTAGTAGTTAGAATAGTTGTTACTTTTTTGTTTGTATTATCCCACCCAACAACTTCTACTGTGGATGCTCCGGCTGTAAAACCTGTAACAAGAAAATGTTCGGTAGCAGCGGTTGTTATTACTTCACCAATTTTAAAATTTGGACTTGCGGCACCAGAAAGGGTCATTGTATGTTTTGCCCAAGCGAGTGTCGATAGATCTATTTTCTTAACATCCGATTCTGATGCATCTGAAAAGAATTTTGCAATATATTTTTTTTCTGTGTCTACTAGTACTTGTGATTCAGCTGCCATCTGTTATTTCCTTTGAACTTTTCGGCCCTTTCGGGTCTGTGCTCTGTTTGTTTAAAAAAGTTTAACTTGTTTCTACTTCTTGTGTTTCTATGGGTATTTCTACTGCGTCTGCTGTTACAACCTCAGAATTTTCGCGGGTTTTTGTTAAAAAAGAACTTCCAACTTCTTTTTTCTTATTTTCTAATGCGACCATTATCTTTTGTTGGAGTACATCACCAATTGCTGATTTTACTCCTGCGCTTTCTCCGCTGAGTGACAATGATACAATATCACTAACTGTAGCTGTTTCAGACATTTTTATCCTCTAATTTTAGATATCTATTATATTTATACTATTTATAAATTTTAACCACTTATTACTTTTAGATCTGGTTTACCATCTTTCTTCGATGTAGGGTCATGTGATTCTGATCCTATTTCCCAATCTAATTCACCAGTTCCTCCACCTGTTCCTTTTTCTAGTTCAATTTCTTTTTCCATCTCATCAATTTGTTCTTGAGACAACTTGAGAATATGTTTTCTTACATAATTGAGAGAGAAAAATTTACCAATAATATCTTCACTAAATCCCATATTAGTTGATACCATCTCCAATCGTTCTTTCATCATTTGAGCATCTTTTAATTCTTTAAAGTGTGAATCTGATTCCCACTCATAAGTAATATGATCTGTTATTGTCATCCAATCATGAGATGAAATAATACCTTTCAATATCAATTGTTTCTCTAAAATATCGTCAAATAAAATTTGAAATCGTGCACGCAATCTTTCGATGTATCGGGTAAACTTAACCTCATCTCTTGAAATTTCCTCAGCTCTTCCCAATATGAAACCAGTATCTTGCTCTAGTCGCGATGGGGGAACATTGAGTGCTTTGTACAGTTTTGATTTAAAATATTCAACATCAGCTAATTCTCCAAGATTCTCTCCTCCTGGTAACGTTGAAATTTCTGTACCTCTACCACCTTCTCTACGTGGAAGCCAGTAATCCTCTAACATACTCATATGCTTACGGTCATCTTTGATTTCACCAGATTGTGAATCATAGACTAACTTGTTCTTGTACTTGTTCATAATGTCGCGAAGATATTGTTCTGCCTTGATCTTGGGTAGATTTCCAACATCAATATAAAAAATTCTTCGTTCAGGAGCACGTGAGATACGATAGATGACCACTGCATCTTCCATCATTCGTAATTGATTAAGAGGTTTGATTGCTTTATGGAGATGACTTAGAACTGTTTTTCTATTTGCATCCAATACTCCTGAATGAGCATAAGAAACAGAATCCTCAGAAATTTGAATTGTACCTCCACCAACGCTGTCAGTAATTCCTCTTTCATTAAATAAGTAATACTCTTGGAATCCAGAAGTATCAAGTATTTTACCTTCAGGACCATCTGTAAGTTTTGGTTGACGGATTTTTTTGATTTTTAGGGGATCTATTGGGCGTAGTTCAAGAATACCACGTTTGGGATTTTTGGTATCTATAATAATGTGAAAGTATATTCTACCATCGACATACCATTTTCTGAATATTTCATAACCAATTTTCCGAAAATCCAGCAAACGCATTATTTCGTGAAATTCAGTTTTTATACTGTGTTTGATATTCTCTGATAGTTGGGATTTCTCTAGGCTGATAGTGACAGGTTGATTTTCCCTATTCGTAACAACAGCTTCATTAATAATATCATCAATAGCTTGATCAGCTTCAGGATATTGAGACATATCCCGATATTTTTTGATCAATTCTATTTCGTTCTTAGCAACTCCTTCCAGGTCTACATATGTTCCATATGCTCCACCTGCAGGGCCGACTTCAAGTGCGCCATCTTCTGGCTCGGGAAGTGCGAAAGACCTTTTATGTTTTTCGTCCTTGTCAACTCGTCCTATAGAAAATCCAAATAATTCAATTGCCATGCATTGTTCCTAATAAGTTGAATGGGAGCAGATTTCTCCACTCCCATGTAAATTGTTTTTTTCTTCTATATCAAATATCTATTAAGATGGTCCATCTATTTCTGTTGCACCACTACTTACGTTCCAATAACTGAATTCCCAAGTAACATCAAATCTTTCAATCTCATTTGTTTCCCATGAAAGGGCTACTTCACTGGTACCAGAAGGCCAAACATTATTAAATTGATAAGTCCTAGTAGGTTTCATCGTGTCTTTTGAAAGTTGTGATACTGTCATGGTACCTGTATAACTACTACCAGGCGTTCCAGCTATTGTTTTAAAAGCACTATCTCTTTTATTCGTTCTATGACCACTAATTTTTTCCATCCAGTTTTCAATGGTCGCACGAATTTCCATGTTTTCGTCATTGTAAATATTTGTTACTAATTGAGCCGCATCACGGTTACCTGGAATCTGTAATGCTCTTCCCATATAAGTGACTGTTGCGGGTGTAATTGTTGAAGGCGGTAATGTTGCACCGTTGCACATAAAGATCCATTGATTTTGCGATCCCTCTACATCAGCTATTCCTGACCATCCTGTTACTGAACACTCAAATAAACTGGCTAATGCACCACCTTGGCTTAATTGAGATGTAAACGTGTCTATACTAAAGCTTGCCATTATTTCTCCTTTACGCTTCCGCGCCGATGACTAAAATTAAAGATGATGGGGAAGTCTTTTTTACAAGTACTCCCTTCGGAAGTCATCGTCTTCCCCCATCTTATTATTATTTATATACTATTATTTAGGTGTTTTATCCAATAATTTCACTAAATTCAACTCCAGAACGAACCGCAACAAATTGCAGTTGAATGAAGTTAATCGAGCGAGAAGGTTTAACATAGATGTCGCCACGGAATTCGTTACGATCAACAACTTCCGAGGTATTATTACTATCGTCACAAACAACAGCGTAATCTTGAATACCTTGTCTTCCTTGAATATCTGACAAGAAAGGAACAACAGTTGAAGTAAACCGTGACCTTGTAAATTCATCATTGAATTCAAACAAGAACGATTTTGCCATATTAGCAATAGATTTTTCCAAAAGGATAAACAACCTTCGTACGTTGATACGGTCAAACGCACTTGGTTTTGCTAATAGTGTTTTATCTCCAAAAAGAATAATTCCACTTCCGGGCATCGCCGTAACAGGGTTGACACCTATTTTATAGATGGAATCCCTTTGCGTTTTATTTGGATTAAAAGGAAGTTTGATTGCATTTCGAATATTACCACGATCTAAACCCGCAGGTGACCAGAAAGGGTCACGTGCACCATCTGTAAAAGCACAACATCCAGCGATATCACCATTCAATGGAACATATCGATAAACATCGTTGTACTTGTCATACATGTATTTCCATCCTGAATCCATAACGGCATAGGATGAACTTGGTAGGTTGTTTCTGTCAGTTGTAATCGAATCAACTTCGCTTCCAGAGTTATTAACAACACTTGCTTGTAATGGTGAAACAAATGCAACACAATCTTTACGATATTCAGCAATATTGTTAATTGCGTGAATCTGAGTTGCAGCATCTGCATCGGCTGTCATCAGAAGAGTAACATCTACTACTTCTGCATTTTTGTATTCATCCAAAGCTGTCTGAAGGTTCCCAGCGGTTGCTGCAGTTCCTGCAGTTCCACCAGTTAGACTTCCAGAAATAATAGTTCCTTTAGCATTAAATGTTCCGGATGCGACTCCACCCCAAGCGGTTGTTCCACCGTCAAGTAGTGTATCTGCATCACCATTTGCATGATGATCCATCCAACGAACATAACTTGAACCTCTGTTAACTAGATCTTTGTAGTAACTACTTTGACCATCTTCACCTTTGGCTCCAGCGGCAACTGATCCAGTATATGTTTCCAAAACTGTATTATTTGCTCCAGTAATATCACCGTCTTCGTCAACGACAACAACGTGAATCTCATCATAGTTTCCGCTGTTACGTTTGGCATGAGCTGAAGTAACAGGCTCACTATCGAATGCATCTGCATATTCCCATCTACGTGAGTGAGTATTAGCAGCAGCTGATTTGACAAAAGGTGTTGATACTGTCATAGATGTTGAATTAGTAATTGCCGAAACTTTCCCTTCTTCAGCAGTACCAACAAGTTTAACAAGATCACCTACTGTATATTGAACAGCAAGATTAGTATCTGTTCCAGTTAATGTAGTTCCATTAGCTGAACATGCAAGTGTTCCAACCATCTGGCCAGCAGGTGTTCCAAAAGCAGATCGTGCTTTACGTGTATATGCTCCAGTATTTGCAACTGTTGATTCTGCACAAATTGCAACCAAAACTGTATTAGATGTAACAGTAGTAACTACAATAACTTTATCATTAATTGTGATACAATCACCGACTGATACATCATTCGACCATGTTGTTCCTACTCCTATAAGAGTAGTATTAGCTTTTGTGTATACTGCAGAAGTACAAGTAGGTGAAACATCTGTATTACTGTTAAGTGTTCCGTCTGCATTGGTGTTTGCTCTTGTGGCTCCACACATAGAAACTCTTAATGTGTTTCCAAGATCTCCTGGATATGATGCAATGAATGATCCAGCAGTGGTGATTTGTGATCCTCCCATATCTGGGTCGTATGTATTCTCATAATGTTCATTATTTCTTACTTGTGTTGCAGTTGTCATAGCTGCATTATTTGCGTCTGTTCCAATCGCACGAACTACTTTAAGACTTCCCGAATATGCGAGATAACTTGCAGCAGTGAACCAAGTTTTGTATGTAGCGGCGTCGGGTTTCCCAAAGACACTTGCCATTTCTGTTTCATTAGATACGGTAGTTCTCCAAACTGCTGGTCCCCATTTAAAAGGTCCTGCAATAGCACCTTCTGTCATGGATATTTCAGGAACAACGGCAGTAAGATCAATTTCTTTGGTTACAACGCCTGGGCTAATTGTAAAAGGCATCTTATCTCTCCTGTAAAATTAAATTGTAAAATATTATTATTTTTATTATGACCACAATGCGTCATATTGAAAGTATTTATTGTTTTTCAATTCTCTAAAACCATAAATATAAAGTAATATCATAAATATAAGGAATCCCGCCAATGACCAAAGACAAATATAAATTAATAGAGAACGAAAAAATAAAAGAACGATTTCTTAAAAAAGTTGATCGTTCTGAAAAACATACAGAGTGTCATATCTGGCTTGCTTCAAAAAATAAAACAGGTCATGGAATGTTTTCTGTAATGGGACAAACTATTCCTGCCAGTAGATATGCGTTTATGATGTATGGTAATTTCTCATCAATTTCTGGAGTACGAGGTGAACTGACATCTAGTGAAGTAGTAACTCAAACTTGCTTCAATCCATCCTGTGTAAACCCCAAACACCTTGAAGTATCCAATAAAAGAAGGATAGGGAAAAGATTAACTATTCATCCGGACCAATTAATTACAT